ATACATTTTAGATTGGACAATCGCAGCACCAGTATTCGTGACTGTGTTCGTCGTGCCTTTGCGTTTCTTGCAAAGGCCAATGGTGCCGACCTCGCAGTTAAACAATCGCTGCGCGGCGGTTAAGTAATCTTCGGTATCAGTTCGTTTCCACGCGACTACATCTATCTCGCCGCTCTTGAAAACCGTCTGCCGGATCATTTTTTCTTCCATGGCTCATCCCTGAGATGATTATCTCTTGGCTAGTATAGCATTGGAAAATGATCCAACTAAACGAATGTAATGCGATCAAAGTCATTATAAGGTGTGGACATCACACTACGTTCCATATCGTTCCAAAGAATGGCTTTAACTCTAGCTTGCTCATATTCCTTATAGAGATACTGAGCCAATTTCAAATTATTCGTAGCTGTTGGCGCGACCTTTGACGCGGCATAGAGCACCAATGCCCTTGCAACTAATGGTGGCCATGACTCAAAAACAATGTCATTGGCTATATAGTAATACTGAATGGGTAAGGTATTAGCTAACATCATGCCGTCGATAATGGCGTATAAAGGCCATTGAGCGCCGGTAGTTGCCCACTTAAAAAACTTGCCGTAATTACCAGGTAACTGATAACTATAAACATAATCAGGGCTAAAATTCTGCGTTTCAGGCGAATAATTTGCTACATAAACAACGGCAAAATTCCAATTGTAATCCTGCAAAACTTCAGGTGCTAATTCTATTATCTTATTCTGGACTGTTTGCGCGAGAGGACTTCCACCTAATATCTCTACCGCTGGTTTACCCAATTCAGAAAGCGAGCGATTGACTAAATCCAATAGACTAGGCATGACAATCCTTGAGAAAGGGGCGTGTTACCGCCCCCGTCTGATTAGATAACAACAAAGCCGAATATCAGCGTGCCGTTTAATGCAGCGGCGGAAATATCATTATTCAAAACTGATATTGCAGCACTGCCTGCACTGATTACTGACGTAAACGATAGGCCATGCTTGGTATTGGTTCCACCCAACAAACTGCATAACACGATTGAAGTCGTGAGAATGCGTGAGTTTGTGAGGGTAAACGCATAAGCCGAGCCTGACGCTGTGGTTAACGCTTCAGTCGTAATCACACCCGCTTGATGATTGACAGTCGCCGCGCCCGCTGTACTGGTTGCTGTGCCACGATCCATCAACAGTTGGCCTGTCATCTGACCGCCAGCTAACGGTAAACCACCCAAGTTTGCCAAAGAAGCAGACGCACTGGCTACATCGGATAAGTTATTCGCCGCTTGTAAGTAAACGCTTGGTTGTGTTGAGAAAGAAGCATTCGTCCCTTGATAACTGATAACGGATGCACCCGGATCACCACTTAACAAGATCACTAATGATCCTGCACTTGGTGTCACCTTCTCAACAAATACAGCATTTGCAGAGCTTGCTACGTTAGCGACAATCACACTTGCAGCCAAGATGTTTGCATCAGTAATCGTAACCGTTGCGGAACCGCCAGCATTCGTGTAATTAGCACCATAATAACCCAAGGTGGTTAATGCACTGGATGGCAATACAGCGACATAATCAACGACTGACACACCTGGATCCGCGGTGCATAAAATCGTAATTGAGCCTGCGGCAACCGTTACTTTTTCAACTTCAGACGCGTTTGCTTGGCTAGCAAAGTTAACATTCACAACCATTGAGGTGGTAATAGCAGCGTTCAATATCACAATCGTTGCCGATCCACCAGCATTGGCATAAGAAGCAGCCAACACGCCCGCACTTTGTAATGCGACATTTGGGTTGATAACGATATAACTAAATACCGACGCACCAGGATCAGCACTTGCGACGACGCTAATCTGTCCGTTGCCTGGCAATACCGTTAACAATCCGACTGCGTTTGCGCTAGATTGGAATCTACCGACGACAACGCTGTTTGGATTGATTGCGGGATCTGAAACAACAAACGATGCAGAACCGCCAGCATACGCATACTTTGCTGAATGAACGCCGTAAGCACCCAATCCGACAACGTTTGAAGCCGCTGGGACTAAATTCCAGTTACCTAAAACGGGATCGTATTGCACGCTAAAGCTTGCGAATAAAGCAGATTCACCAACATTCAACGGGAAGGTGCTCGCATCGTTATAGCAAACATCGAATCTGTCGTTTTGCTTAACCTTACGACTGATGTCATTCAGGTAGCCAGCCGCTAATAATTGCGAATAGCTATCCGCCGTTGACGCGATAAAACGGCATGGCGCACTGCCATTCAACCCTTCCGTCACTAACGCTAAACTTTCAAAATTACTCATTCTTTATCTCCGATTAGTTATTGACGTAGGGGTTTTTGACGGTGATTAACGCGATACCGTTATATTGAATAACGTTCGCGCCTGATGTCATAACAGTCAGTAATTCCCAACGATCATTCTGTGGAACCCAAGTGATTGAGGTCATCACATCACGGTTGAATATCTGTACCATGGCTTCTTTGTTTACCAATGGTGTCAGATAAGTGTTAACAACTGGGGATCCGGCAGAAGTAAAAGGAATCGTATTGATACCGTTACTACCTAGGGTACGAATATCTACACCTAAGTAAGATACCAATTCGTTGTCAACCAAGGGTCGTCTGTCGTTATAAAACAAGTTAACAACACGATCATCAGCTAGCATGGATTTTTTGGTGAGAGCTGCCATCCATAAGGAACATGAATGATTCATCACATCCACACCTTGATCTTCAAGGTAAGAAAGCGCATCGGCAATCTTGCCTTCGTTCATGCCGGTATTGACGCCAACTGTCGCAGGAACCGTATAAATTCCTGAGAAACCAAGTGAAGTATATAGCGCATTGATCTTGATGTAATCGCACATACGGCCTGCCGCTTTCGCGTGCAATTTCGCATGGTCAACAATCTTGTCATACGCAAACAGTGTCTTTTCGCCGCCACCAATTACCGTTTTCAACGCGTAGTTATAAGGAACAACCATTGCGTTTGTTGGGTTAACTGGGGTTACGGGGATATCGACTGGCGCATAGGTTTCTTGCTGCATTTCGATAATGTCACTGACAGGAACGTTTGTTGCATCGCCTGTGGTGCCATGTCTTTCCTCGATGGTGTTCATGAGGAACTGATGATTTTGGAACTTGATGGTTACTTCCGTGTCAAAAAGCTGTGACGCGGTGTTTAAATTGATCTGGTTAGTCATCCTGACTGCTCCTGATAGATTCAATGAAGTGCATGACCTAAATAGTCATACAAGTATTGGCATCTATCAGGTTGCCGGTTTCCCAGGCTGATAATGTCACCGATCTAAAACCAAGGTTGCCGGTTTCCCAGGCTCGATTAAAGATAGCTCATTTTAGCGCCTACCCTTCTAAAAAATCAACTAGCCTTCGCCCGTAGCAAATTTAGATAATGTTCTCGCGCCTTTAGGTTGTGCGGGTTCTTTTCTTTTTCGCGATACGCTTTCTGCACGTCCTCATCCGTCACATTGTAGCCACCACCGGATATTTTCCCGAGTCCAGGTGTCGCTGTATTCAATAACGTATCTCGATGTTTCAGTGCAGCATCTCGTGCAGTCTTGTTAGCAATAAATGTTTTCAGCATGGTTTCGCCAAGCTCTGTCGGATATTGCTTGCTAATGTAATCCTTTAACATGTTGATCGTCGGCTCGCCTACTTCCTTTTTCGCATTCTCAAAAGACTGGGCGTGTTGATCAACCCGCGCTTTATCACTTCGCACAAACTTTTCATACTGGGCTTGCGTCATGCCAGCTTCTTTTGCTCGCGCCTTCAACTCACTAACTCGGTTTTCTTCGAGAGCTATATCAGCGGGATTAATATAATCACCAGGGACAGTCGTCACCTCTGTTAGCTGCTTCTTTAACTTTTCATTTTCATCGAATATTACCGCTGAACTTTTATATCCGTTTTCCAAATCTTCAACCGTCTTGAACTTCCCAGCGTAAAGTTTTTCTCCGCCTTCATTATTTTCCGTTGTCATTAGTCGATTCCTTTATTTTATCTTCCACATTCATAAGTGCTCGGCGTATATCCCTGAACACCGAGCGCCTGCCGTCATAGAACGCAAAGCCCACACCGTTAAATTCCTTTTCGCGGGGCTCGTCCATATAGGTTTCTAACATCATCCTATCGAGGACTTTGCGGCCTAATTCAGTTGCCTGATAAAGCATGTAAAGATCAGCTTCTTCAGGGCTTATTTTCTTGGATTTTAATAATTCATTGATCATATTGTTAGATTAGGTGCCGTTGGAAATTGCACTTGACCTGGCGCTGTCGCCGGTGAGGGTGCTGGTTGTTGTTGTGCTTGCGTTTGCTGTGCTGCACCCGTTAAGAATTTTCTAAGTTGTTCATCAGTTGCAAAGAGCTTACGTGGCAAGTTTAATTTCTCAGTGAGGAAATTGTTAATCTCAGCAAGATCCGTGGATGCAATCACCGCGCCTTCGCCAAAGAATTGTTGCTTGATCTGGAAATTAGTAATTAAGTGGTTTAAATCAGCTTGGTTCTGTAAATCATAGAGCGGCGATTGGTAATCAAACTTTAATTTGCTTGTGGTGAAACCTGGAATCGGGACGCGTCGTTTCACCAATAGCCCGCGTGAATTTAAAATCTTCGCACACACATCATAAACTTGTTTCGGTTGCTCGTTAATCAAACGGCTAATATCAGTCGCGCTCGTGCGTTGTGCTCTGTTTTCCCGTATCGACACTTCCGTCGCACTTCTAACAGGTGATTGTATTTCACCAAGTGGATCTACTTGGAAACCTTTTTGTATGGCTTCCTGCAACATCATAATATGCTGCAACACATCTGGATGCGTTGGCATCTCAAGCGGATCAAGTGGGTTTCGACCTGACGGATTTCTCGCAATCATCGCCCCTGCCCATTGCCTGACAGAATTCGGATTGAAATAGGATCCGGCATCATAAAACATCGGTGGATTAGCTTTGAAAGCCATGTTTTGCCGCGAGTACATCACTACTTGATTAAGGTCTTTAATCGTTGGCAACATGTCCGTGCCCACACCCCGACCCTCAGCTTCACCAGGGCGTACACGATCACGATATACGATAATTTGCTGGTAGTTGGATTCTCTTTCGAAAAGAAGATGTTTTGGATCATCATCAAGTACAGCATAAATATAAAAACTATCATCAGAATATTTAATTTGCCCATAATTCACCGTATAAATTTCATTTGGATTTTCAACTAGCGCGTCTTTCATCGTGCCAGTATAAGAAGGGAATGATTCTGTAATGGATCGCGCTGTCATCTTTTGCGCGAACCAGCATGTATTTATAACGTCATCCGTCGAATATTCAATGTATAACGCAACAGCCGGGATTGAGCGAAAGTAAAGAGGCACTTCATCAGAAATAGACTCAACCCAGATAGCACCAGTACCACCGACCAAATCAAGATTAGAAGAGCTGATGACACGAGATAAATTGCTTTCATTAATGTAAAAGAATATTCGCTCGTTGATTTCATCCATCACCACCTGGGCATTCTGGATTAATTCTTTAGAGTAAAGATGTGGATCAAGTACCAATTTTCCCCAAACGCGGTCTTTAGGAAGTAACAATCCGTGTAGATCATTAGCACGCTGATAAGCAGAGAGCATAGCAGTGTTATCCCATATCTGCTGCGTAACAGGCTTACCATCATCACGATAATTAAACTTAACGTTAAAAGCATCACGGTCAGGAATGACATAAAAATAGAGATCCTTGTAAAGCGCAAGCCAACGATCTTTGTACTGGCGGGCTTCCCAAAAACGATTATACAACTTGTCCATGTTTTCTAGCATGTGAGGCTATCCTTTGCCACCTTTGATGATGTCGCTAATGCCGCGATAGGCGACTCGTCCAATCCCTTCCAATACATCCTGTGCGCTATTGCCAGCTTGGTAAGGCGGCGCGAGATTCGGTGTCCAGCTTTGGCCACCATTGCTCTTGATTAAATCGAGGCGCGTCTGGTATAGACTTTGCTTTTTTTGCTCAAGCTCGGCCTTCGCTTCCTCATTTTGCTGGTTGAGTAGCTCTTCCGTCTGGCTGGGTTCGTTGTTCCCGAATAATCCCATCGTCACGCCTCCAATGCGTCAAAATCTGATAGTTCCTTCTTGAATCATACTTTATCAGTTTACTATAAAGATGACGAGGGTTGAACGTCCAGCCGGTATCAACACCTGTCGCATAGCGGCATATCTCATTGCATGAGCGCACCAGCCAAGGCTTCCACATGACTTTGTGACGTTCGTTGATATTTACTGACAGAATGGCTGTGGCCTCAGGTATAGACTTCAAGTGATGGATGAACTTGATTGAATCCTTTACTTTAACGCAGCGTGTGATCAAACCTTCCTTTGTAAAATCCATGGCTATCCAGTGATTGCCATCGAATGTAACAACGTTGCAGTGTCGTAGTTCATTGCTGAAGGCGAGCTTGGCTTGGATGCCGTGGGATTTATTGTAGAAGATGATGATTGCGATTAGTGATTCAGGCTTCATTATTCCCCTATCATTATCTCAACAGGACATCCCATAAATTCTCTCAATTGTGCTTTCGCTTTTTTGTAATTTTTATACGGAAAACAATTCGGAAATGCAGCCTTACATTTATTAAAAATTATTTCTTCTTCAGCACAAGATAATCTAAACGGTGGACATTCTCGGCTAATACATCTGTAGGCTTCCATGTGCCATGTAATAGCTTCAACTATCTCTTTGTAGGATTTCATACTTCATCAACTTCCCATTCGTGATTAGGATCAGGCACGAAACACATTGATTCGCTAATATTGCGCTCGTTACCATTACAGATTACCTCTGTATACGTGACATTGTTAATTAGCCATCCGCCAGGTACTTTTGCTCTCGCTGTGGATGTTCCACCAACTCCAGAATTGTGATTTTTAAAAATTCTCTGCCAGTCAAAATTCATTATTCATCTCCCAGATATGTCACCACTAATGGCAATGACTTTGATCTTAATATAGCAAGATCATTTTTCATCATGAATTTAAAAATAATAGTAAATGCCCAATCAAGTTGTGTGTGCTCTTCCTCGGTTGCCTTTATTTTTGTCACACTTTCTCTCCACACTTATTGCACACCCAATCATCACCAACTTTTTCTGAATGATGGTTGCATAGATACTTGATCATGGCTTGGTAACAATAACCATCACGATCAATACAAAGGCCACCCTGTGGAATCCATTGTTTTAATAGGTGAAGGCTAATTACCTTCTCAAGATAGAACGGGTTTTCAGCAGATAGGATAATGTATTGCTTAATCGGCATCATTTTTTATAACTACCCCACATGACATAACAAAACATTCCTAACCACCACAAAAATATTCCCGTTGCTACACCTTCAAAATATACTTTGGCAAATTCAGTGAACGTGCAAACTAGCATTTAATTAATCCTATAAAAAAGGAGCCCATAAACCTATCATGTGATTAAACCTAACTTGCAAAAACTTTCTTACTTCAGGTTCATCAGCACGACAAACTTCAACTTCAACACAGCGAAACAAACCTTTTCTTTGCCCCATGTAAAACAATTCAAGTATTCCATCTCTATAATTAATATCTGATGAATATTTACCTTCTTCATCTATTGGCTTCCAATCCCATCGAAATATCAAATTTAGATCAATATCGAAATGACCTTCTTCCGTTATAAACTCTTTCCAATTTTTATATTTTAATGGTTGATCACTACTATAATAATTAGTTGTTGAGCAATAATAGCTGTGATCTGCTTCGTATAATTTTATTTCATCCATTATTTACTCCTTAATAAAGCAGCGACCCAGATTGACTGGGCGGCTTTTCAGGGCTAGGCGCAATCGAGGAAGATCACTTGTTCCCTTAGTCGTCGCGCACGACACGCCGCTGTTTCTTCCAGACAGGTGGAAGTTGGCGGGCTATTTTTCCAGGTCACTTGATGTGCTTCGAGCGAGGTTATAAGCCCCTACTTTTCCCAGTATCGTCACCCATAATTCTATAAATACTTCGTCAAAACTTTCTGCACTGCAATCATTCCTTGACGATACACAATTGAAGCTTTGTTTGCAGTGTCATTCAATATGTCGTCAATCTCAATCTTTGTCTCGCTTCGGTGTTCTATTTCAGTTTCATCGTTAATCGCATTCAACACTGTTACATATTCTTTGATAAACGATTTCTTCAATGACTCTAATCGCTTATCTAGTTTTTCTATCTGATCACATTGCATTGCGCTGAAATTAATATCCATATTGTTAAGCTCCATTATTAACTCTTTGACAGTAGGCCGGAATTGCACCGGCTTTGCTTTAGGCACACAGCATGTTCAATCCTGCATAGTTCCTCGCAACCTAATTGAATGAACGCAATATAGGGTGTCACTGTCCACGCCGCTACTGTCATCATTCATTTTTCAATAGACTTTATAAAGTGATCCAGATACCAGCGAGCCTTTTTCAAATCTTCAATACCGTTCTTCTTCTTCCAACGCCAGATATATTTCACGACATTTCCCAACCTAAAACACATTTTTTTTGTAACGTCGATGCACTCTATATCAGTTCCACATGCAGGACATTTAACATCTCCTTGAGTGTAGTGGTCTGGATGGTCTATTTTATCTGACATCTTTGTTCTCTTTCGTAAATATCAAAACTTTCTTGTTAGTCCGCTTGATGTGATCAATCTCATTAACGCTTGAATAATCTTTAGTTGAGATATACACCTCAACTTCTAGTAATTTATTCTCAATAGTTTGCAGCGATTCTATTAACTTTTTGACTGTCATGCTCATCTTGCAGCCTTCTTAGCTTGTGCCTTAGCGGCCAATCGCCTTGCGTTACGTGCTGACAATGGCTTTTTACCAATCATAGGATTGTAACCAACCAACTGTTTTGTTGGCGGAAAGTGTGTTGATGTACCCGTCACTTTACTATCAACCGGGTCAGCCACCTTATGCGGATATTCATCAAATATAATTCCAGTCGGATTTTTACCTTTTAACTCTTCAGTCATCCAGCATACCTCGCGCTCTCATGTCATCAACGTCAACAATGATCTGTCGCTTCTCAATGTATAAGTTTTTGTAGGTAAACATTTGGTTATCAAACTTCACTTGGCATTCAAGGTTATATGTTTCACCTTGATACTTGAATTCGCCTTTGTACTGCCACCATTGGCTGTAACCTTTGCGGCTCACGAAGTCGAATAGATACTTGATAATTTCCTGCTTTAGCGGGCACATATCCTTCTTGCGTTCAAACTTCTCTTTGCCGAAACTCATCATAATGTACCTACCACAATGTCTTTAGGGTCACAGCCTAAATCTTCAAGCGTAATGCCAAAATGTTTTAATGTGTTTTCAGCTTTCTTTGCATTCCACCAAACATTGCATTGTTTCTGCATCCAGCGTGAATAACAGCGCCATGCTCTATCACGCTTACACTTTGGTTTAAGGATGAAATAGGTTGCGAATGGTGGTTTAGCTCTCATAAGCAGCAACCGCCATGATTTTTTGTCATTTGCGATCGTCTACGCTCTTCTTTGAGTGCTACAACTTCAGAAAAAAGTCTATTTGATTCAGCGCATATTTTATTGATCTTTTCGTCTTTCTGGTCTGAAAGTTTCTTGAAAGATAGTAGCTCGCATTCAAGTTTCTCAATCCTGCCCTTGTTAACAGCATTTATCCTTACAAGTTGTTCAATACGTAAATTCTTATCATGCAACTTTTGCTCTAGGACTTTACGCGAGGGATTCTCTTTTGACTCTGCCATATCAACGCCAATGGAAGCTTTGCATTTCATACAAACTTTAGTCCATGACCATTTCATATCTTCTTCATGATTGCAGACTGTTCCAGTCCCAGCACATCGCACATTTGTTTCTTGGATATCTTTACCGAAGAGATTAACTGATTCAGGTTGAATCCAATTTTTACCGTATAGAGGGATTGCATGTGGTAGTTTCTGGTGTTCGCGCAATTCATCAATCAACGTACAAATGTCTTTAGTAATTCCTTTGTAATACGATTGTAAATCTCTTATCGCTGACCAGATACAATGGCATTGATCAATTTTATTATTACAAGCAAGACATTCTATTGAGGTATCAGCATTCAATCGTGACCACGCGGGCATATTCATAACAACACCTGTCTATTCAAAATAACTTCGTTAACATACTTCTCAACCTTCGCTATCTTTCCAGCCTTGATCACATCGAGCGGCTTTTCAGAATTCAGGCATGGATTGCGTGTTGCAAACCATGCCCAGGTTTTATCGACATCACCATAAAACAACGACTTAACTTTTGCAAATAGATCATGGTGTATCATGCGGCTTGCTCTGAACCTTCTTGCTGTGCGGTTGGTGCAGTTGGCGCGGCTTGTGGTGCAGTTGGTGCAACTGGCACTTGCATAAGTTGATCTTTCGGCAAACATTCAATTGCTTCTTTCATCATCACATACCCAACATCAAAGTGCTGGCGCGCTATTACAAATAAATTGGCGTGTGCAGGTATTTGCGCTAGCTTCACTACAAAATCTGAATAGGCAGCACGAAGGTTTTGCTTACACTTTTCTAACATTGCCTTGAAAAGCGCTTCATCAATAACCACTCGTGGTGATTGTGGTGCGGTATCTGGGGTGGTATCAGTTGGATTAACTGTCGTTCCGTCTGTCATTGTTACTTCCTTTTACGTAGTTTGGATAATGTTTTCGCCATGCGAGCACGGGCTCCTAGCTTACCACCAGCCTTGGCAGCCTTGGCAAGCTTTTTGTCGGGTATTCGCTTGCCTTTCTTCGCGCCTAACTCTCTACGCAGCTCGCCTGGTTTCTTAATTGCTTTCTGGATCCAATTCTTCGCCATTAATCCCCCTTCCTGGTTGAATTTCCGTGATACGTTGTACCTTCGCCGCGAGAGATTCAAACATCTCTTTCAGCTCCTTGGACTCTTCGCTATCGTTACCATAATCAGCTTTAAAACCCTTCTCTAACAACCAGGTTAAACAGCCTGAATTATCTGGGCAGCGTCCGAGCATATCAATGTAATGTGCAGCTTTATCTGACAATCTCCACGCGACTTTATCAAATAATTGTGCTTCTAGTGTAAATTTTCCACTATCAAAATCTTTTTGTCCTGTTGTCATCCAACGTTTTAACTGATAGGGGCTAACATGCGCTAATCCCGCAGCGCGTGCCAATGTAAATACTTTACCAAATGCTTCCACGATAACGTCAATTTGGTATTCCTGGATGTGTACATAGGGTCGACCTGGTTTTGGTTCTATCATCGCAACTCCATTGCATTAATTGCACTCAGTTTGCCGCACTTATCACCTAGTAATCAATACACCGCCCCATCATTAATAATAATCACTTTACTTTATTTTACATTTAGTATATTATTGTAAAACCATAAACAGTGATGAGGAAATAAAATGAAGATGTACAGAATTGAATTAGGCAAAATTTATAAATATTCAAAGCACGCTAAAGCATATGTGTT